GATACTTGAGTTGAAGATAGCAGAAAACTTCAACGAGTTTATTGGAGATAATGTAGAGGACTCCGAAGTATCTGTTGACGATACATCCGTTTTGCTGGATAGTTATATAGACGCTGTTGAAACTGATCTGGACAAAGATCGAATTAAAAAGCAGATGTCTGACTTAATGACAGAAGCACAGAGTTTTGAGATAGCATGATAATATTTAAAACATTAAGATGGAAGAACTTTCTTAGCACTGGCACTAGCTGGTGTGAGATTGCGTTAGATAATAACAAGTCAACATTGATTGTTGGGCATAATGGTGCTGGTAAGTCCACTATGCTTGACGCATTGAGCTTTGGCCTCTTTGGCAAGGCTCATAGAAATATTGGAAAGAATCAACTAGTCAATAGCATCAATAAAAAGAGTGCTGTTGTAGAAGTTACTTTCCAAGTATCCGGATCTGAATATAAGATTGTTCGTGGCATTAAGCCAAACGTCTTTGAGATCTGGAAAGGCGGCACGATGATAAACCAATCATCGCATGCCAAAGAGTACCAGAAGATCCTCGAGCAGAACATTCTGAAGTTGAACCATAAAAGCTTCCATCAGATTGTTGTATTGGGTTCCTCCTCCTTTATCCCATTCATGCAGTTGAGTAATAATCATCGACGTGAAGTAATCGAGGATCTTCTGGACATCAATGTATTCTCTAAGATGAATAACATATTGAAAGAACAACAGTCTGGTCTACGTGAGGAGATCAAAGATGCTACCCACACTATCGAGGTTAACAAAACTAAGATAGAGAGCCAGAAAAAGTATATCAGAGATATCAAAGCTATTAACTCTGGGCAACGTGAAGAGAAGCTCGCACTCATATCAGATATTCAATTAGAAGTTGAGACTGCTCAAACTAAGAATGAGGAACTCTCTACTAATGTTGAGGGTTCACTTCCTGATGCGACTGAACAATCTACCAAAGCTTCTGCTAAGATCTCTGAGCTTGAAAAGTTCAAAGCTAAGTTTAACGCAGATGCCAAGAAGATAGTAAAAGATGTTAAGTTCTTTGAACAAAACGATAATTGTCCTACATGTACTCAATCTATTACAGAAGAGACAAAGGAGCAACATATACTAGATGGTAAAGAGAAGTCACGTGAGTTACAGATAGCTATAGATCAAGCAGTGGAAGCTGTACAAGCTAATACAGAGAAGCTACAAGCAGCTAATGTGATCATTGAGCAGTGTCGTGAATGGCAGAGTGAGATGCACGCGAACAACCAATCTATATCACAATTCAATTCTGCTATTGGTAGAACACAAGCCGAGTTAGATAAGCTAGCTAACAGTGTTGATATGGATCAAGCTCAAGCTGAGTTAGATAATTTGAGGGCAGATGGTGATTCTACTACAGAACGTAAACTATCCTTGAACGAGCAGTATAACTATAACCTTGTCGTAGGCGCTATGCTTAAAGACACAGGAATTAAAACTAAGATTGTAAAGCAGTATGTACCTGTAATCAATAAGCTGTGTAATCAGTACTTACAGATACTCGACTTCTTTGTTTCTTTCAATCTTGATGAGAACTTCAATGAGACTATCCGATCACGTTTCCGTGATGAGTTTTCTTATGCATCGTTCTCTGAAGGTGAGAAGCAACGTATCGATCTAGCATTGTTATTCACTTGGCGGCAGATCGCCAATATGAAGAACTCTGTGTCAACTAATCTTTTAATCTTAGATGAGACATTTGATTCATCTTTAGACCATGAAGGTGTTGACAATCTAATGAAAATCATCTATACTCTTGGAAGCGATACCAATGTGTTTGTGATATCTCATAAAGGTGAAGTTCTTGAAGGCAAGTTTGCTAACAAGATAGAAGTATATAAGGAGAAAAACTTCTCCAAAATAAAAGGAAACTAAAATGGAACTGTCCAATTTTACTATGCAAGTGTTGAAGAACTTTGCTACAGTTAACAGTAATGTTGTTATCAAACCTGGTAACACTATTATGACTATGGCTGAAGCTAAGAACGTACTTGGACAAGCTACCGTCTCTGAGACTTTTGCTCAGAAGTTCGGTATATACGATCTACAAGAGTTCTTGAATGTATTAGGACTAGTTGATAGCCCTCGGGTAAGATTTGAACCTGAGCATCTATTGATTGGTGATAGTACAGGACGAGCTCAGATTAAATACTTCTTCTCTGACACAGAGATGTTGACTAGTCCAACAAAACCAATTAAAATGCCAGAACCGGATGTAACATTCTCGTTAGATCAAGGTACATTGAATAACCTCAAACGAGCAGCTGGTGCTCTGGGTCATTCTCAGATGTCTATTAGATTCATAAACGGATTGATTAATCTAGCTATTATTGATCCAGATAACTCTACATCTAATACATACTCTATCGATGTTGATGGTGAAACTACTCTCTCTGATTGTAACTTCATTATTGATATCTCTAACCTTAAACTAATTGCTAGTGACTATAAGGTTGAAATCTCTACTAAGCTGATCTCTCAGTTTACTAGCTTAGACGCAGACATGGATCTAAAGTATTGGATCGCATGTGAAAAAACATCAGACTTTAAACTGTAATACAGGAACATATACAATGGCTAAAGAAACAAAAGAAACTCACTCAGAAATCTACGATCTATCTAATAAGATTGCACGTAGTACAGTAGCTGTGATTGACGCACTAACACAACGTGGAGCGTTTAAGGGCGAAGAGTTATCAACTATCGGACAGTTGCGGGATCAATCATTACAGATTATTCAACTCGCTGAAGCATATCAACAGGATGCAGCTGCTGATTCATAATTGACCTTTTAACCTAAATGTGATACAATAATAATTTATATAATGAGGTTACTATGTCAAAAGATTTCCTGTGGGTAGAGAAGTATCGTCCTAAGACTATTGAGGATACTATACTCCCTACCAAACTAAAGAATACTTTCCAAGCTGTTGTAAAGACAGGTGAGCTACCTAATATGTTGCTTACCGGTACTGCTGGGCTTGGAAAGACTACCGTAGCGAAAGCTATGTGCAATCAGCTTGGTCTTGATTACATTATTGTCAATGGATCCGAAGAGGGTAACATTGAAACTCTACGTGGCAAGATCAAGCAGTTTGCTTCTTCTGTATCTCTTCAAGGAGGATACAAGGTTGTAATCTTAGATGAGGCTGACTATCTTAACCCTCAATCTACACAACCAGCTCTTCGTGGCTTTATTGAGGAGTTCTCTAATAACTGTAGATTCATTCTTACTTGTAACTTTAAGAATAGAATCATTGAACCTTTACACTCACGTTGTGGTGTGTATGAGTTTAACACTTCTAAGAAAGACCTAGCTGATCTTGCTGGTCAATTCTTTAAGCGGTTTACAACAATCCTTGAACAAGAAGCTGTTACCTTTGAACCAAAGGCTGTGGCTGATCTGATAATGAAACATGCGCCTGACTGGCGTCGAGTGATAAACGAAGGACAACGTAATGCCATTGGAAATGCCGGAATTCACGCTAGTAGCGCTGGGACTAGTAGCTCTAATATTATATCTGAGCTCGTGGCGACCCTAAAAGAAAAGAACTTTAAAGCTATGCGTAGATGGGTTGTTGATAACCTAGATATGGATACAAGTGCAATCTTTCGTGGGTTGTATGATAATATGATGGATCATGTAGATCCTCAAAGCATACCTCAGCTTGTAATCATTCTTGCTGACTATCAATATAAAGATGCGTTTGTAGCTGATCACGAGTTGAATACAGTTGCTTGCATGACAGAAATTATGGCACAGGTGACCTTCAAATGAAATGTATAATATATGATTTCGAGACATTATCTCTCGATGTGAATAAAGGTGTAGCTGTTAGTTTAGCTATGTTGAACTTTGATACTGATCGCTTTACTACAGAACCTTACACGTATGAGGAACTGCTTGACTATTGTGATACTATTAAGTATGATGTGGAGGAACAAGTTAAGGTACATAACCGTGTTATTGATAAGGACACTCTTGAGTGGTGGAGTAAACAGAATAAAGAAGCCCAGGCTATGCTAAAGCCTTCTTCTGAAGATGTATCGATCACAAAGACATTTGAGTTCTTTACTACTAACGCTATTGATAATGTAGACTGGGTACTCACTCGTCGTGCTACATTAGATCAACCTCTATTGATTTCCTTATGTGAATCATCTGGCAACACTATGCCGTATGCATACTGGAAGTTCCGTGAGGTAGTTAGTCTTATTAATGGGTTGACCTTTGGTCATAACATTCGTGATGACTTTCACCCTGATGGACTTTCTGATAAGTTTGTCGCTCATGATCCTTCTGCTGATATCTCTATGGACGTTATGCGTCTACAGACGATTGTGCAGGCATTGTAATGAGTCCATTTGAATTCTTAAATAGCATTAATCATTCTAAGAAAGATGTTATGGTCGACGACCTAACCGAGAAGTCTTACAATGGTTTTATGGTAAATCGTTCATTAAGCTACTTCCCCGACACTGTAGGCTTTGCTAATGTGATGAATCAGTATCATCATACAGCCAATAAACTCCAATATCATTTTCTTATAAATATCATACGAAAGCGTAAAAGGTTTTCGAAATGGATGAAACCTGAACAGGTTAGTGATATTGAAGCGATTAAGCAATACTATGGATACAGCAATGAAAAAGCCAAACAAGTATTCTCTCTTCTGTCACCTGAACAGATAACTATAATAATACAGAAGGTGAGTAAAGGTGGAAGAAAATAACATTGTTGAATGGCAACCTCAAGACATGTTGGAAGTTGTTCTTAACGAACCAGACGACTTCTTGAAGGTTAGAGAAACGCTTACACGAATAGGTGTAGCCTCCCGTAAAGATAAGAAACTGTTCCAGTCCTGCCACATCTTGCATAAGCAAGGTAGGTACTTCATTGTACACTTTAAAGAGTTGTTTATGTTAGATGGCAAGAAAGCCAATCTAGAAGCAAATGATTTAGAACGTAGGAATACAATTGCTACATTGTTAAGTGATTGGGGATTAGTTGAGATACAAATCAAGCAAGAGCTGACTTGTGCTCCCCTACGTCAAATTAAGATTATCCCATTCAAAGAAAAAGCTCAATGGGAACTCTGTCCAAAATATAACATTGGAAATAAATAAAATTATCTGTTGACTTCTGAAGTCAAAGATAGTATATATAGTACTGTGATGCGGAACGATCCGATCACAAATCAATCTTGCTTGCTCAAAAGGAGATAACAATGACAGGCTT